TTTCTAAAAAGGAGTGTGAAACGTGAATGCGTTCGTTCTGACCAGACATGCCTATGAACGATACTGCGAAAGAGTCGAACCCATTGAACGTCAAAAGCTGATCGAAATGCTGGAACGTCATTTGAGCCGAGCAAGTCCGCATAAACGGGGGTTTATCGAAGCAAATGGCGTTTGGTGGAGGTATGGCATTCGGAACGGGACAATGATCCTTTATACCTGCTATGGACGGCACTTTTTCGACCTTCCCGCTGCGATCAAGTGGGCGAAGCGATACAGAGACAGAATCAACCTGGGAGGGGGTGAAGCACGATGACGGACGTTCTCGCGGGCGCAAACGTTGACAATTACAAGCCGACGGCGAAGGAGAAAAAACTGATTGACGTCTTATGTGATCCGGCGCACCGATACAAAAACATCACCCAAATTTGTCAAGTGGCCGGAATCAGCCGCGAGGCGTATTACAAGATGTTCCGCAAGCCTCAATTTGTCGCCTATTACAACCGCGTGCAATTTGAGGTCGTGAAGCAGAACATTGCGAAGGTGCTGGCCGCTACAATCGAATTCGCAATTTCTGATCCGAAATGCCATCAGGATCGGAAGATGCTGCTTGAGATGGGGAATATGTACACGGAAAAGGTGAAGCAGGAAATCACCGGGGAAGGCGGCGGGCCGATAACCGTCGTTTTCAGCGACAAAATGCGGCCGCCGGGTGACGCGCAATGAAAATCGTCATCCCATACGAGCCGCAGCCGCGGCAACAGCTTTACCACCAGACGACGAACGTTGACGAGCTGCTTTATGGAGGCGCCGCGGGCGGCGGAAAGACCGAAGCGACCATATGGGACGCGCTTTATTACGGTCTGCAATATCCGCAGTCGCGGCAGATTATCTTTCGCCGGAAGTTCCCGGACCTTGAGCGCTCCATCATCGCGAGGACGTTGCAAGTTTACCCTCCGGAGCTGGCAAAGTATAACGCATCAAAGCACATCTGGACGCTGGCAAATGGTTCTATTATCGAGCTTGCGGCATGGGACCATGATGACGATTACCTCAAATACGCCGGCGCGGAATATGACGTTGTTCGCTGGGAAGAGTTGACACAATTCAAGGAAAAGTGGTACAAGCTCATGCTTTCCCGCATCCGGGGCGCGAAGCCGTACCCGCGTTTCGTTAAGTCGACGACAAACCCGGGCGGCGAGGGGCACGCGTGGGTAAAAAAGCGGTTTATCGACATCGGGCCGCCGGAAAGGGTGCATGTCGTACAGGAGACGACGGACGACGGCGATCCGATGTATTACCCGGCCGATCATCCGAAAGCCGGGCAACCGATCGTGTCCCGACGCATCTTCATCCCGGCGCGCGTCAGCGATAACAAGAAACTGATGGAAGTTGATCCTGATTATGTGGCCCGGTTAATGAGCTTGTCGGACAAAGAGCGCAAGCAGCTTCTCGAGGGCGACTGGGACACGTTTGCAGGCCAGTATTTCGAGGAGTGGAGCCGGCCGATTCACGTCGTCGAACCGTTCGAAATCCCGCGCGAATGGCGCAGATACCGGGCGCTGGACGAGGGATATACAGACCCCTTCGTCTGCCTGTGGATTGCCGTCGACCGGCAGGGTTTCGCCTATGTGTACCGGGAAAAGGTGCAGCGAAAACTTCTGTCCCGCGAGCAGGCGCGGCTTGTGAAGGAAATGACCGAGGGCGAGCAGATCGACTATTCGGTAGGGGATACGAGTTTTTGGAACCGCTCGAAGGTCGACACGAACATTTCGCCGGCCGAAGTGTTCGCATCCGAGGGCGTGCCACTCATCCCTGCGAACAAAGAGCGCGTGAACGGCTGGAAACGGCTGCGTGACTGGCTGCATCCGATCGAAGTCACGGATCCGGTGACCGGCCAGAAATACACCACAGCGCGCCTGCGCGTGTTTTCGACGTGCATCCGGACCATTGAGGCGATACCGGCCATGATCCATGACGAGAAAAACCCGGAGGATGTCGCCGAACACGAGCTGGACCATATCCCGGATGCGCTGCGGTATTGGGCGATGAGCCGGCCGGCGCCGGCGAAACCGGAACCGCCGAAGCATCCGACGCAGGAGGAAATGATCAAGAGGCACATCGACAAGCTGGACCGCATGGCAAAACGAAAGAAGGTGGAATATCTCGGATGATCACGCTGTTTGTGACCGCACTTCTGGCGCAGGCGGCTTTTTTTATTGCCGCGATACTGATTGACCGGCATCTGTGGCGCCGGCACATCGAAGCGAAGGAACGCGAATGGGCGACCGAACGAAAGGACTTGCTCGACCGCATCCAAGCGCCGAACTTCGGCGAGTACACCCGAAAGGTTGTGCTCGAGAAGAAACTTGAGCAGCCGCCGGATGAGCGGGAACGCCCGCCGGAATTTATCTCATAGGGGGACGATGACCCATGAAACTGTTCGAACTGTGCATTGGTGATCTGCGCCGCCTGGTCTCGGCGGAATCTGCGGAAGAAGCGCGCCGGATCGGCCAAGACCCGACGAAGCACCCGGACATCCACTTCATGCCGTTTGAGGTGCGGGAGTTTACGCTGCCGGGCCATCAGGTGGTTGTAATTGGAGAAAACGAGTCCCTGCAAACGTCCGGCAATCTGACTGTCGAGCAGATAGCCAGACTCTGCCACGAAGTCAACCGGGCATATTGTCAGAGCATCGGGGATGATTCGCAGCCCGCATGGGAAGCCGCCCCGAACTGGCAGCGAGAAAGTGCAATCAACGGCGTTCGCTTCCACCTGGAGAATGACGTGACGCCGGAACAGTCGCATGAGAACTGGATGCGGGAGAAAGCCGCTGCCGGCTGGACTTATGGACCGGTCAAGGATCCGGAGAAGAAGCAGCATCCCTGCATGGTCCCGTATGCCGAGCTGCCGCCCGAGCAACGGACGAAGGACTACCTGTTCAAAGCAGTCGTCGACACCGTGAAGAAGTGCGCGCAATTTGAAATTGCGGGAAACAGAGATGTGAAACCGGATGTGGCTGACACACCGGACGAGCGCGAACAGCTCAAGTCGATTCTGACCGCGCGCGGCATCGAGTTCAAGAAGAATTGGAGTACGGAGCGGCTGCGCGAGCTCGTGGAACAGGCGAAGGCTGCGGAGTCGGAATCTGATCCGGATGAACCGAATGAACCGGAAGAACCAGCGGAACCGGGCGAATTGGAAGAACCGAATGCACCGAACGATCCTGACGCTCTGTTCTGATATTGCGCCGCACCTGACGGCGTGGGGGTGAGACGTTGGCGAAACTGATCAAGAAAAAAGGCCAGGACAGCGTGCAATTTGTGATGGATCGGTTCGAAGAGGCCGAGGATTGGGCGGTTCTGCGGCAAATCCAGATCAACCGCGCCTTTTACAACAGCCGCCAATGGATCAGTTGGGATCGCGTCAACAAGACCGTATATGTGCCCGAGCTGCGGCCGGGCGAGCGCCGGTTGACGTTTAACAAGATCAAGCCGGCCATCCTGACGCTACTCGCGAAGCTCTGCAAAAACCGCGTCAAGCTCGAGGTAAAACCGGATACCAACGACATCGAGCGGATCGAGGTTGCAAAGGGCGCGTTCAAGTTCCTCAACTACCAATGGCAGGACGATTGCATGGACGCCAAAACGCGCCGGCTCAAATTCTACATGTTGACCGACGGCATGCCGGCTCTCAAGGTCTACGTCGACAAGTCGCAGGGGGCTGACCTTGCCATTGACGACGATCTGGTCGCAGAACTGGCAAAAGAGGCAGGCATCGAAAACATCCCGACGAAGGCCGGAAAGATCGTGACGAAGGTCGTGGATCAGCTCTCGATCTACTATGACCCACTGGCCGAATCGCTCGAGGAAATCCGCTGGGTTATCGAGCGGCGGCCGGTAGACGTCGATGAGATCGAGGCCGAATTCGGGAAGAAGGTCGAGCCCGAGGGCAACATCATCATGCGCAACAGCTTCTACCCGGACAGTCTCGGCCAGAAACCGCGGCATTACCCGCATCACGCGATGCTGTACGACTATTGGGAGCTGCCTTGCAAGAAATATCCGAAGGGCCGCAGGATCGTCGTTGCGGGCGGAGTCGAGCTGCTGAACAGCGAAGACCCGGGCGAGTTCCCGTACATTTTCTTCCCGGCGCTTCCAATCCCGGGAACGGCCATCGCAACCGGTCTTGTGACCGACATGACGACGCCGCAGAAGTCGTACAACATCAAGCGGACGGCTGAGGCGCGCATCCTCGAAGAAATGGGCAACCCGCTTTGGCTCAAGCCGGAAGGCAGCGTCGATGACGAGGACTTGATCAACGAAATCGGCGGCATCATCACGTACACGCCATTCGGCCAGATGAAGCCGGAGCGCGTGCAGGGCGCAACCGTGGACAACGGATGGCAGAACGCCATGGAGCGCGACGAGGCGGACATCGAAGACATTTCAGGCGCGCATGAAATCAGCCAGGGCGCCGCGCCGCGCGGAAACAACACGCTCGGCGGGCTGCAGCTCCAAGTCGAGCAGGACGAAACCCGGCTCGCGATTCTTGTGCAGTCCTATGAGGACGGCATCAAGAAGTGGGGCGAGAAGGTGCTGCGCCTCGTCCAGAAGCACTTCCCGGAAGAACAGCAGCTCTCCATCGTCGGCGAGAACGGCGAGATCGAGGCGTTCGCGTTTGCCGGCGCCGATCTGACCGGCGGCGAAGTGGTCGACGTCGTGCCGGGCAGCTCCATGCCGACGTTGAAAGCCGTGCAGGATCAGAAAATCATGAACATGTGGTCTGCCGGCATGTTCAATGACCCGGAAACGGGACGCCCTGACGTTCGCCGCGTCGTCCGGATGCTCGGCGAGTCGATCGCAACGCAGTATTTCGACGACACCGAGCAGGACGAGAACAAAGCGCTCATGGAAAACCGCACATGGCAGCAGCTATTTGCGGACGAGCAGACGGCCGCAGCGCTGATTGCCTACCAAAACGAGTTGCAGACGTATCAAGAGATCGTGCAGCAAGCGCAGGCACAGGGCATCCAGCCGCAAAACATCACTCCGCCGCAGTCGCCGGTCAAACTGCCTGTCGTCCGCGACTTCTACGACCACGCCGTGCACATTGCGGCACATAACCGGTTCCGCAAGACAGACGATTACGACCGCCTGCCGCCTGAATTGCAGGCGATCATCGACCAACACGTCGCCGAGCACGAGCAGTTCCTCGCCATAAAGAAGCAAATGGCCGTGCAGGCGCAAGTTCCAGTTCAATAACCGGGCCGTTGGTGAGAGTCCAGCGGCCCATTCTATTTCCACCAATCAGCGGGCGTTGAATTCGTCTCCGCCGCCGGGAGACAAGGAGGATGAATATGTTCGAAAATCGTTTGCCATTGGACTTGCAGCTTTTCGCCGAGGGAGAAGCTGCAGCGGGCGTGGAAGACGCTCCTGCCGCCGGGGAGCAACCGGAAGTCATCGAAGGTTCTGCCGAACCAACGGGCGTTGATGAACAGGCTGCCGCCGAGCCGGGAAAGCAGAACAACTTCGAAAAGGCGTTCGCGAAGCGTCTTGCCGCCGAGCGCTCCAAGTGGGAGAGCGAGCTGTCCGAGAAGCTCAAGGACTACGAGGCGCACAGGCGGGTCAGCGAGTTCTTCCAGCAGTACAACGGCATGGACCTGAACGCGCTCATGGAGCGCATCGAGCTCGAGCAGCTCAAGCAACAGGCCGAGCAACAGCAGGTTCCTGTCGAGGTCATGCGCCGCATCCAAGAGCTTGAGCAAAAGGCTGCGCTGGCCGAACAGCTCGCCCAGCAGCACGCTCAGGCGCAATGGGAGAAGACGTATCGCGAAGCGCTGGACGCCTATGTCAAGGACAAGGAAGGCGCAGACCCGGAGGCAATCAACAAATATCTGGTTGATCTGGGCGTCTCCGTCGACCCGAACAACATCACGAAATACTTCGACATGGCGTACAGGGCGCTGAAGTTCGAGGAGTTGGCGAAGCGACTCGAGGGCGCCGAGAAGGACGGGATGAAGAAGCTGATCGGCGCGAAGGGTTCGATCCCGGCGAACGTCGGTTCGTCCGGTCAAGGACAGGTGTCCAGCGGGCCGCCGAAGACGTTCGCAGATGCACGGGCGCGCGCAATGGCGCGCCTCGGCGCTACAGAATAATGATTCAGGAGATGATGCGAAATGGCATTCGATCTGTCTGCCGCAAGTGCGGTTCTCAAGGAAGATTACCTGGGCCCGGTCCGGGAACAACTGAATAACGACAATCCGGTCATTCAGAAGCTGGTGCAGAACAAGCAGCAGGCAACAGGTAAACGATTCTATGTGCCGCTGCATATCGGCCGGAACAGCGGCGTCGGCTATCGCGCGGAAGGCGCGGCTCTGCCGGCGGCTGGCAGCCAGAAATACAAGGAATCGACGGCAAACTGCGCGTACCTGTACGGCCGGATCGAAATCACGGGGCCGACCATCAAGGCAATGCGCAATGACAAGGGCGCATTCATCCGCGCCGTCGAATCCGAAATGAAGGGCCTGCTGCGCGACCTGAAAGACCAACGCGCGCGGGCCCTTTTCGGCAACGGCACGGGCATGCTGGCGAAGTTCGGTGCTAACTCCAACACCAACACGCTCACAGTCGACAAGGTGAAATACTTCCAGGTTGGCATGATCATCGACATCCTGCAAAGTGGCGGCACACCTGTCGCGACTGGCCGGACCATCACGAACATCGACGAAGGAAACAAGACCATCACGATCGACGGCGCCGCCGTGACGACGTCGAATACGGACATCGCGGTTGTGACGGGCGACTACAACGTCGAAGCGATGGGCCTTGGCGGCATCATGGACAGTTCGCTGACGCTGCAAGGCATCAACCCGGCCACCAATCCGTGGTGGAAACCGAACCGCATCCACAACAACGGAACGCCGCGCGCGATCAGTCAGCAACTGATGCGGCAGGCTGTCGACCTGTCGGAGATTCGAGGCGGCAAAGTCGACTGGATCACGACGTCGTATGGTGTGCGCGCCGCACTCGAGGCGATCATGCAACAAAACGTGCGGTACGTCCGCCCGATGACGCTCGAAGGCGGCTTCAACGTGCTGGAATACGACGGTATGCCGATCTTCGTCGACCGCTATCACGATTCTGGCCGCATGTTCTTCCTCGATTCGTCCGAACTGGACCTGTACCAGCTGTCGGACTTCGAATGGATGGAAGACGACAAGGGCGGCGTGTTGCGTCCGAAGTCCGGCTACGATGCATACGAGGCGACGATGTTCTGCTACGAAACGCTGGTCACGTACCGCCGGAACGCACACACGGATCTGGCAGACCTGCAAGAGCCGGCCGGTTACATCGCCTGATCGGTTACAGCACATGGAGAGCCCCGAAGGGCTCTCCTATTTCTTTGCATATGGGGAGGGAAAATCGTGGCGCAGTACGACATCCACAGCATCGAGGATCGCCTGCAGGCGATCGACCCGCGCATTGTACGAATCGACTTCAACCACGCCCGCGAGCGGCACGAAATCATCGCCCGGGACAACCACGGAGCAGAGTATATCGCATTCACGGTGCCGTGGGGCGAGCTTGACGCACGGGTTGAGCGTGAACTGTATCGGATCCGGCCGGAACGCATGAACCCGTTCGAGGAAGTCCGTCGGGCCGAGGAACACAAGCAGCGGGCCGAAGATAAAAAGATTCACGACATGGCGACCGATCTGGTCGAGAACATCCAATCTTCATTCCGGCACAAGCCGAGTCGGTCGATTGAATGAAACGGGGGTGACGCATCGTGAACCTGCGCGACCTGAAAGACCGGATCTTCCAGATGACGAACGGGATTTACCGCGATCAGGAGCACATGCGCGTGCTGGTGAATCAGGCGCTGATCGAACTTGCGAAGGCTGCGAAGATTCAGTCGACGGCGACCATCACGACCACGCCGGGCGTCGGCGAATATCCGCTGCCGGCCGACTTCAAAGAGGCAATCAGCCTGCTGGAAGGCACGCCGGACAATCCGGTCATGGAATGGCGGCTGGTTGATCCGATGTCGCCCCTCGGAGGCTTCGCGATTTATAACAGCCAACTGATCATCAAACCGACGCCGCAGGATTCCCGGACGCTGACGCTTTATTACTACGCCTACCCGGCGGAGCTGGTCAGCGATACGGACGATCTGCCGATCGACGACCGTTATGCGTATGCGGTCGCGGCGTATGCGGCGGCCATGATCCTGTCGCTGCCGGGCATGGAGGGTGTGAGCCAAGGAATGATCGACCGTTACTTCCGGTTGTTTGAGGATGCGAAAGCGCGGTTCGTCGCTGACATGCAGCGGAGAAACAAGCGGACCACGGTCCGGAAGGTGGTGGATTGGTGGGCATGAAGACGTATCAATTCACTTGTTGCGTGCGGATCGAGGAGACAGGCGATCTGATGCCAATATATGGCCTTGTGACGCCTCCTG